CTCTTTAGATTTGGATTTGATATATAGTTAGGTGAGTAACTAATATCGTATCTATAATTGAAATTGTTATAACCTTTTTTAAATAGCTTCATTTGGCTATTATTAGTAAAGTATAAACCGCTTACATTTCCTGTATATGGTTGTATTTCGCTTAAAGTATTAAATGTGCCTGAATCTACTAATAAGCCATCTGCATCGTATTCCGTAAAGTAAGTGTAAGCAAAATATGGAGCAGCAGCAAACTCATTAACGGCTACAATCATCCATTTGCCATTGGATTGATAAAGTTTGCAACCAAATGACTTTAATATTTTAGTCAAAACAATTAAACAAGTTTCGTATGTTTCATCATTATTTTGAAAGTAAACAGGTCGTAAATAACTTTGATTAAATGGTTCGTATTGACTACCATCACCCCTATTTGACATACCATCTGCATAATAAGAACAAGCAGTAACTAAATTCAATCCTGTTGGGAATCCTATTTCACCCAAACAAGTATATAAAAAGTAAAGAACCGATTGTGGGCTTAATTTTGTGTTACCAACAACATTTGTTTCGGTAAATGTAAAAGGAATGTAATCTAACATTCCAAGTCCATCAATAGCATTAAAAGCTAATTCTTTCCTTCCTGTGGTAAATGAGTATTGAACCAAATCACTTAAAACCCAACCTTGCCAATAAATAGTACCATCTATTAATAACTTAACTAAATATTTCCTATCGTTCAATGTTGTAAAGTCAGGCATATTAGCATCATCATCCGTTACATCAATACTGACATTTAATTGACTTGCATAAATAGGTTCGTAAATATCGTCGCTTCTAGGGATGTATTGCAACTGAATTGCAGTTGCAGGATATTCAATTACCGCAGCGACTATTTCATCAATATACATTTCTACAACCGCAACTTCATTGTTTTTGGTTGCAGCAGTTATTTGGTATTTTAAGTTATATGCCACCTCTCCTAAAATTTAATGATGAATTAGACCTTTGTAATGCTAAAACCAAATCATTGCCTCTTAATACAAATGAACCATTGCCACCCATTCCACCGCCATTCATTGCACCTGCATTAAATGTAGTATTAAGCATTCCGCTTAATTTACTCAAAGGAATAACCGCTTCAGGACCAGCTTCCCCAATTAAAGCCATTGATGGTCCGTTTGTAATGCCTCCTGTTGCTCTTGGACCTGAATATCCAAATGCACTTTGTAATGCACCACTTGCTCTAAATATTGCTTTAAGTTCAGGGAACGCAGTAAGTATTGCCTCAAATATTGTAGCTTGTATAACCGCAGCAGCAATTGATTTAGCTATATTAACAAACATTTGACCAATAGCATCTAAAGGATTAGTTCCTTGCTCTAATGCACTCCAAACAGTCATTAAACCATTTGTTACATTATTTGCTAACATATTAGCAAAGTTTTCATAAGATTTAGCAAGTGCATCAACTTTATCACTTTCCATTTTCCAACCCTTCATTCTACCTGCTGCATCCTTGCTTAAAAAATCACCTAAACTATTATCCTTGCCTGTAACTCTTTTCTTTTCTTCATCCATTTTCCTTTTCCTATCAGCAGTATCTCCTTTATCACCATAGGTAAGAACTACTCCACTATCAAGTCCTTTATCTTTAAATATCTTTTTATATTTCTCAATATCCATTAATTGTTGAGCCAATTCATATTTAAGAGCAGCAGAATAAACTTTTAATGTATCAATAGATTTTTCTCCATCCTTTTTAATACTATCAGGAGTTGGGAATAATGTAACTTTTGCTAATTGTTTAAATGTATCTGATTCTAATGTAGCAATTTCTTTAGTAATTGATTCATTTAATGATTTATATTTATCATTTACTGCTTTTATATTAGCATCAACTGATTTAATATCAAATAATCCTCTTTGTCCAGTGGCAACTTTTAATTCAGTTTGTTGGTCTTTTTTAGCTTGTTTTTGCTTTGCGTATAATAAATTTAATTGCTCAATATTATTTTTTTCTTTAGCAGTTGCATCACCTTGCATTGCTGCTTGGTTTACTAAAGTTTGATAATATATTTTATCTTCACCTAATTTTGCATTTTTAATTGCTGCACTTCTATTATATAAACTTTGTAGTTCTTTTAACGCTTCTTCTTGTTGTGTTTTATTTCCACCTACAATAAGTTCAGTTAATAAAATACCTTTAGTTCTTTTTGCTTGTTCACCACCAATTAATTTAAAAATATCATCTGATACTTCTTTAAGTTTCTTTCTAAATTCCTCTAATTCGGCAGTTGGTCCTTTAAAGAATGCAGATATTTCTTTACTAAATGTAACCGCTAATGATGAAACAACACCAATAGCAACACCAACCCCTGCTGGACCCATTAACCCAGCAACCATTGCTTGTAAAGCCTTTTTAGTTCCCCCTTCCGTTGCAGCTAATCGTTGGAACGATTCCACCATAGGATTCAGGTTATTTGCAATACCTATAATTCCGTATGGAGCATCTTGAGCAATCCTTGAAAAGTTTATAAGTGATTGCGAAGCATCACCCATTGGCTTACCTAATTTCCCAGCTTGTTGATTTAATTGAGTAATTGTACTTTTTAAATTATCTATGTTTTTATTAAGATAATTTATCTCGCCAATATTAGTAGCTTTTTTTAATGCACCTTCAAATTGTGCAAGAGTATTTTGTGCTGCCTTTAAGCTAGATTGTAATGCTGAAACATCGGCATCAATACCAATACTAAACTTATCAAATGAATCTGCCATAATATTTTAATTTACTCCGTACAACTTTAAAGTCCTTGCCAATTGGTCGCTACTCAACATCACCTTTTCTTCTTCAATTTCAACATCATCAATCGCAGGTATATGCCAAAAAGCCTTTATACTTTTGGGTGATTTTTCAGTTGTGTTACTTAAATATACAATATAGGCAAGGTTTCTAGTCCTTGCCCATTCGTTTAACTCTTGTCTTTCTTTACCCATTACGATAATAGAAAAGTCTTTCCAAGTCATTTCCCAAAACTCATTGGGTCTTATATTGCATTCAGCAGCTTTCACTAAAATATCATCCCAACCTAACTTTACTAGGCTTTTTTTTTTCTTCCTTCGGTGTTCCTTGTACTGCCATAACTGTACTTTCTACAATATATTTCAAATACAATAAAATTTGTCCTTCAGGATTAAAAATACCGCCAATTTCATCAACCCAATCGCAAACATCATCTTCGGTAAATCCAATGTCTTGTTTGTTAGAAATACAACCTGATTTATATCCGATATGTATTAATTTAACAATGTTATCCAAGTCATATTGATTACTACCTAAAAACTCAAAGTACTTATCTATTGTGATATCTTTTGCTTTGCAAAATTCTCTCATTGACCAAGTACCCCATTTTAATTGAATTGTGTTGTTGTTTAGTTTTAATTCAAACATAGGTTATTGTTTATTTATTAGTCAACTTCGGTTTGTGCAATTGGTGGAGTACAAACTACGAATGTTGCAGTAAATTTAACATCATCTTTATCAGCAGCAGTTACATCAAAGTCGCTAATAAATACAGTGCTAGTTGATTCACCACCATAGAACACATCTCCAATAGCAGGACTTGCTTTACCCATTTTAATAGTAAATTGAGTTCTTGCAGCGTGAGCAGCATACAATTGTTGGTAAGAATCCTTGCTTGGAGTTCCTGTTTCATCAATTGCAAAACCTTCTGCTTTGAATGATTGTGTAAATGCTGGACCTGCTTGGAACTGGTCTCCACATTTTGAAGTTGCATCAATAGTGTTAACAGTTGATGTCAATGAGTTTGTTGTTAAACAAGCCACAGGTATAAAAGTTGTACCTCCAGCTAAATCTGCTAAAAGGATATAATCCCTTGCTGATACTTTAGTTTCTGCCATTTTATTTTAATTTTGAGTTATTATTAAATTATAAGTAATTATTGTTCTAAATATATTGTCCAAAGGGTTTAAACCATCCAAATTTCTAATTGCACCCACTACTAAACTTGAAGCATAAAACCCATTTGATAAGGTTATGTCCGTTTCGGAGTTGATTGCATATAGTATTAAATCGCTTATTGTTTCGGCTCTTTTATATCCAAAGTTACTATTTTTTATTACAATGTCAACATCAATGGTAATCGCATTGGTGTAACTGATTTTACCTTGTTCTTGACTTGAACTTCTTCCACTCATAATGATATATTCATTCAATCCATTATCAGGAGCAATTCCATCATAAACAGGCAATCCACTTGAACTTGTCAAGTTGGTATAAAACCATTTCTTTATTTCTATATTAGGATTTAGCATTCTTTATTACATTTTGTATGTTCTTTCTTAAGACAGGTATTTCACTTTCAAAAGCTGGTATTAAATAAGGTCTTGGTCGTAGGTTTATTTTAAATCCTTTTTTGCCTTTAAATTGCATTGCAAAATCTTCATATCCAGCAGGAACGCTAACCAATCCACCTGTGCCAAATTCAACATAAGGAGCATACCTTAAAGCACTCCCAACTGTGTAAATTATCTTATCTCCTTTGTTAATTTCCTTTAATTGAATTGAATTTCTTAAAATACCATTATCAACAACCACATCCCTTCTTGCTTTACTTTGAATAGCCAATGCGGATGCGTTTACTTCCATAGCCACTTCTTTAGCAATTTTAGGTGCTAATATGCCAATTCTTTTAATTAATGCATCTAATCCTTCAATCTTAAATAGAATTTGGTTTGCCATTAGAAATACATTATTATTTCAAAAAATCTATGTGCATTATCTACATCCTTAATTGAGTGAATGGTGTATAAATCTCCTTCAACCTCAAGTTTATAAATATCGGTCAAAGTAATATCCCAACGGATAAATAATTTAGCCATACGAGTAAAACTCAATTGTGCCTCTAATAATGCCCTATTCTGCTCCTGTGGGCGAAAATCCCCCCAAGTAGTACCTTGCAAGGCATAAGTAGTTGTATAGCCTCCTTGCCCATCAGAAACGCTTGTAGGCACATAAACATTCACCAACCTAGTCATTGAGTTGGCATCAACATAATTGTCCTTGTGTAGTCCTATTCTCATATTATAAAATTGGGCTTGTTCTTGTCCATCTTTGACATACTCTCCAAGTCTTTTCACATATTCCTAAATCATCAACATCCATACCCCTATTTTCATATCCGTAGTTGATTTGATCTAGCATTGCCACTTTAAGTTCAGCAGGGCAAACCGAATAGCCTGTCTCATATTCTGCTCTTAAATTAGCGTAAAAAGGAAATGCAATCTTTGGGTATTGGTTACCGATTGTCCTTAATGTTGGGTAAGTTAATTCATTGCCGTTTTGATTATCATCATAAACCTTTAATGTCAATAAATCCATTGGACCAAATGGCAACTCAAAGTTCCCAGCTTCATTGTTAAAATAAACAACGGCAGTTTTAGGGATAATACTAATGTTTGCAGCCTTTTCAACCGCTTCCCTTGATTGTGTGATTAATTGAGCAAACAAATCATCTTCAACATCATTAGTAACACGACAATATTGTTTTGCCTCCGCAACAGTTATAACTTCTTCAACAGGAGTTACATCTAAAAGCGTATAATCGTTTAAATATGAATAAGGCATATAATCTTTTTTACAAATTTAGTCAATTTATTACAATAAAAAACCCCCTACAAAATGTAAGGGGTAATTTATTATTCTAACCTTTAAAACTATGCGTTAATTGAAGCGTAGATTGCAGAATTAGATAACATCAAGTTAACTTCTTCCATACACTCAATTCTTGCAGTAATTAAGTTCTTTTGGAAGTTTGTTCCATTTTCATAAGAGAACTCAAGTGCTAAAGATTCAGTTTCTACTCTTTCAATGTAGTCGCTATCAATTACTAAAGCCTTATCATTAGTTACCCAAGATGCAGACACAACAGGTACACCCCATATTGTCATTCCACCATTAGGATTAACGATAACTGAACCACTACCAGCATAATAACCAGCAGCAACAGTTGCTTTCAATAATTTACCCATTTGAGACTCACTAACTAATACATAAGAAGCATTGTAGTTAGCAGCTTTTTGGTTACCGATGTAATCAATCAATTGTAACAAATCATTAGTTTCAGATGTAGTTGTTGAACCTGTTGCAGAACTACTAACTGTTGCAAAGAACAAAGCATTCTCTTTTTTGAAGAAATCTCTTTGTAATAATCTTGGTAAAGTTTGTGTAATGAAAGGTAAACTTTTAGCCATTTGTTTAGAGAAAGTTGTAAAACCAGCGATGTAGTTAGTTACAATCTTTGTTTCAGTCAAAGCGTAGTTATTTTGACCTTTGTCATCACCTTCGGTTTGTTTACCGATGTTATTAGTTTCTCCAGCATCTTCAGCGTAATACACATAAAGACCTGTTGTACTTTTAACAGTTGGAATCAAATCACGGAAGTTGATTTTTTGAGATGGGAATAACGCTTGATTAGGAGCGTAAGTTGCAACTGGGTCTCCAGTCAAACTATTGCTTAACAACATAGTCTTAACATCAGTTAAGTCAATACGATAAGAACCATTTGAAGATTTCAAAGCACCTTCAAATTCTGCCATTTTACCATCTAATTTTTCCAAGATAGCTTGGTCTAAAGACATAGATACTTTCTTTTCAGCTTTCTTTTGGTTAGCCATAATGCCATCCAATTGCTTTTGCATCTCATCTTTTACAACACTGATTTCAGATTTAACTGAATCAATTTGAGCAGTAACGTCGGATTTAATTCCTTTTACGTTTTCTGCCATTTCATTAATTACGTTTTCCATTTTTTACTTTTTAAATATTTTATTAAATTCCTTTATTGCCTTCAGGACTTCTTCATCATTATTTGAAACTTCCTCAACTATCGGCTGCGGTGCTTCTGCGGTCGCAGTGATTTCATCAACGATTTCAATTTCTAATAATTCAGATTGAATCCTTTTTATTTCAATCTCCATCAACGCAAAGGTTTCATCGGTGAAACGACCACCTTTAAACGCTTTCAAGAGTTTCTCTAGCCTATTTGCTAATTGTTTTCTTTTTACTTCACTTTTAACTGAAATAGTTGGTGTTTCAGGGTTTGCTGCCCATAATACCGCACTACCTTCATAAAGTTTAAGTTCAGTAATTGTTCTTATGCCATCCTTACCTACACTTGAATTAATTGTAGTAAATCCAATTGAGTGTTGGTTGATTAAGTTTGCTTCGTACATCTTTAGGATATCCTCACCTGTTTCAGTCATTACGATAGGAGTGATTGCAATAAGCATATCACCTTCAACGTAAAGTTGTTCAGGCTTACCGATAACGGCTTCCATTTCTGCACAATGATCTACTAATGACCATATCAAGTTTTTACCTGCTGGACCTCTTTCTTTCAATGTTTTAGTAAATGCTTCGGGAACGATAATATCGTTATCTAAATCCACATTTCCTGTTCTTGCCCATACGGCTTTTACTCTGCGTTGTTCGGTGTCAACATCCATTACTTCATATCCAATGTCTTGCTTTTCAACGATGGTATCTTTTGATGCGTAAGTTTTCATATTTACAAAGTTATATTTTTTTTTATTATCCTAATGCTTCCGCTATTAAATTGCCAATTTGCATTCCTATTGCGTTATTTAATATTCCCCATATCACCCCAATATTTCCTTTTGGTGGGTTATTTTCAAGTCTTAATAATTTGCCATTCCTATCCCTTTGTGCTTCATATCCTAAAGTACAACGGCAGTTGCAAACATCACCAGCACTTCCGCTTGAATCGCAAGGATGTAACATAAGGTCAAAACCGCCTTTCTTATTTTGTAGTTTAAATGTTGCATCCATTGGTATTTTAGTTCCATCCATATTTAGATGGTCAAATTGGTCTATTGGAATCCTTCTTGTTCTATTATCTTTTGCTGCAATCCATTCTTTGATGGTTACTAATCCTGTACTTGTTGCACCAACCATTGAACCAATATTGGCTGCCCTTCCAGTCTCCGTTCTTGCAATAAGTTCTGCACGATAATCCGTTATCCCTGCCGTTTTTAATAAGGCAATCGTTTCAGGCAATGTATAATTTTGTTCGGCTGACTGAATTAGGAATCTTCTTATCTGCTCCTTTGTTGTATTGGTAATATCATAAGCCAATTGGTCAAGTCCTTGAGTTTCTAAATACTTTAGGATAGTGTAAGCAAATAAATCGGTTTCCGCTGATTTGGTTTCTAATGCCTCGTAAATGCCCTTTACTGACCTTTTAACGACCTTACTTGATGTTTGAGCCATCTTTACACCCATAGCCAAATGAAGCTGTTGTATGGTCTTTTTAATGGCTTTGTCGCTAATTGAGGAATAGTTTTGTGTACGGCAATAGGTATCTACTTGCTTTTGCAGTTCTTTTTTGAACTTGGGCGAATAGGTTTTTATTGCGTTGGCATATAGTTTTCTATAATCTTGCCAAATCATTAGGCATCAATTTTTTCTATTAACTTACCTGCTGCGTTGAATACATCGGTCTGCTTTTGTTGACCTGCTCTTTGTCTGATTGCTATTAAAGCTGCCCTATCTACATTAACAAAATCACTTGTGTATATGTAATGCCAATGTTGTTTAGTTTCAGCATCTGCGTTTGCATCAATGCCTAAAAACCACTTACCATAAGCAGCCATACCATTTTTCTCAATGTATGCGTTTTCTTCACTTGCACTTGGGGGATTCCAAGATGAAGATTTAATCACTTTGCCATCCATAACTAAAGACATTGCTTTTGTTACTCCAGCCTTGTTTATTCCTGTTGTTGCTTTAAGTTCTTGAATTAACTCAAGAAATTTGTTGATGTGCTGCATTATGATAAGGTTAAAAGGTAACTTGTTTGTGCTACTAATTTAGCAATTTCATCCACTTGATTTTGAATCCAAGTATCTTGATAAATAGTCTTTCTTTCTCTTTGAACAAAATCGTATAAAGATTTAAAATAACTTACCAATTGTTGATGCCCTGTGTAGTTTTGTAAAGTCTCTACTGAATATCCAACAGGTCTGCCATAAATACCGCTTACGCTTTCAACTAATTCATCAATCTTTTCAACAATCTCATCATAATAGTTATTCAATGCCTTATGCTCTGAATAAGATGTAGTTTGGTGATGCCAAACAATTGATTGCTGCTTTGAATCGTGTAATTGAGATATAAATTCTACAAATTGCATATTATGGATTTAAATTGTCAGGAATAGTTAATGGCTGAAATTGGTCTATTGGTTGAAGCCCACTAGGAACATAAAGTTTTTCCATTTCTTCATTAGGAATATAATCAGGTGTTTGTAACCCCATTATTTCCATCTTTTGTGCTGGTGCAATCCACCAAGCAGTATTTAACCAAGCAACTTGGTCAGTTTTATTTGCTTCTAATTCTTGATAAACCTTAACATCATAACCTACATAAATGTTAGTTCCTTTATAACCCCAATCGGTGTGTAGTTTACGATTAAGGTTTGCAGTAAAGTCATTCAACAATGGCAAAGCACAACGTAATGTCAAAGCCTTTTCGCCTTCTATTTGGTTGTTGTATGTTCTGCTTCCATCATCGTTTAATAACTGACTAGGAACTCCGTAAATATTACAAAGGGCTTTCATATCCCACTTTTCAGATTCAATGATATTCAATTCAACAGGAGACAATCCAATTTGTTTCCAATCTACTTTATAACCTGATACTGCAATTGAGTTAAAGTTTGATGATCCACCTTTCTCGCTGATAGCCTTTTTAAGTGCTTGTGCTTGTTGTGTTCCACTTGTAGGATCAAACCTATCATCATTCATAAATAAAACTCCAGCAGGTCCACCATTTTGGAATGATGCAACGGCAGCGGTTTTAGCTTCGTTACTTCTTGTCAATGTTCTTGCAGCTGCCATCAATGGAGATTGTCCGTACAATTCATTACCTGTTACTGACCAATAAGGGTTAAAGTATTTATCGTGCATTATCTCTTTGGTGGTGAATGACCAAAGTTTACCATAGAATAATTGATATCCCACTCTTATTGGAGGAAATACTTCAACATCTGCTATGATAGCCATATATTGAGCAGGTAATGCGTATAGTTCATAAGGTTTGCCACCATTAGCACCGCCTTCAATCATTTTAGCATAGATAAAAGAATTTCCTGTGATTAACTTAAATCCACAAGATTGTTCAATCAAATCTGCCATTGTATCTTCGCCATTAGGGTATCTGATTAATTCATTTAACCTTGCATCACCAGTGTATAATTCAAATGCTTTTTTGTGTAAGTCGTTTACTTCTTTCCAATTAGTTATCTTGTCAGGTTGTGCTATCAATGTCTTGTATCGTTTAGCTGCAACTGCATCTACTTCTTTGTAGATATGAAAAGGAGCAAGTTTTGCCTTATCGGTAATAAGTTTAATGATAGAATAAACTATATCATTTTTTTGATAACCATCTTGAACATAAGATTGAGCATTTGCTCCTTGCCAAGTTACTATCCCCCTTTGTATTGCGACTTGAGAATTAAAGGGTAATTGCGGTGTAACTGTTTGAGGCTTATTTAATCTTAAAAAATCTAACAATCCCATATTAAATGTATTTTGACAAAGTTATTGAATTTAAACTAAAAAACACTTACGGCAAATTTTGGTGTGTATTCAAAGAACATTCTCATTGCCAAACAATCTGAAAAGTCAGGGGAACGACCAATGGCTGCTTTTACTTTATCCTTTGGGATAATGCCTTTGCTTGAATCATTATCAACTCCTTTTTGTTTTACTTGTTCTAATTCCTGAATGATTAATTGTTTTTGTTTGCCATCGGCTTGAATGTATATCTCTGATTTATTGATAAAATCGGATAACTTAAAATAACATTGGCTTTTAAGGTTGTCGTAATTTTCTTTTGAGTTGGTAATTGGGTTTTTTAATGGTGAACTATTATTTACAAATCCTTTACAACGAAGGATATCAACAACACCACCGCCAACTCCATCTTCATCCACTACAATATTTGATGTAGGTACTTTATTCTCTAATGCGTAGTTTTTTATAAGTTCAGCGACCTCAACAACTGATTTACCATTGAATTGATGAAACCGAACACGAAACCCACTCCATACACCAATAACTGTACTATCATTACCAAAACGTGCCACATCACAAGTAATATAAGGATTACCAATAGGTACAAAAGTATTGGTAAATGAATCAAGTATTTTATCATAGTCTATAAGTTGAGCAGGGTCATTTGAATATTCCCAATTACCGAATAATAATCTTTCTTTGGAAACGGAATCAAGGGTTAATAAATTGGATTTGTAGTGTTTTGATATGAAAGGATTATCATCTATTAACGAAGGAACGAACTTTTTATTTTCAGCTATTGAGTTATCAGTTTGCGGTTTATAGAACTCGGAATAAGTCCAATTCTTTGCTGGGTTACAGGTATAAAGTATTTTAGGGATTAAATCGTTTTGGTCTAATTGAAACCTTATCCTTGATTTGATAATATTCCTTGCTTTGTCATCTACTTGATTTGCTTCATCTATGAAGGCATCGGTAATCTCTAATGAACCTAATTCATCAAAGTTTGGATCGCTAGGATAAGAGTAAAGGTCTTTAAGTAGGATTGTTGAGCCATTAGGGAAATCAATTTGGCTTGTTTGCCCATTGTATTTGTAATGAACTCCTGATTGTAGCCCTTGCATCTTTGCCACTTGAAAGAATGAAACTAATGTTGTTTCTTTTAGGGTTTTAAGTACGGCACGACCAATTAATCCTCTTGTATTTGGATATTTTAATCGTTGTTTAAGTTGCCAATAACATCCTAGCAAAGTTTTACCACCACCTGCTCCGCCTCCGAAAAGTATTTCGTTTGTTTTATTGTCCTCAAGTAAATCTAATGCAATGGTTTGTTTGATGGATAGTTCCATTATAGGCTTCCTTTATTTTCTACATAGGTTTTCTTTTCTTCCCAATTTATTTGTAATCCTCCTGATAACTCTATTTCGTTGGTTTGTTTTGCTCTACCTTCTAATCTATCAAGAATCTCCTGATAAGCCTTTAAGTCTCCTTTAAATGCCTTTTGCAATACCATCATATCCAATCTTTCCGCAACGCTAAATTCTTCTTTCTCACCAGTTATTGGATTGTTTTGTTGAGTTACTATTTCCAATAAACGAAGCCATCTAGTTTTAGAATTAGGCACTCCTTTTGGTCTGCCTTTAGGGTTTGCAACTTCCCCTTTCTTAAATGGGGTTAAATTTTGTTCATTAGCCATAATTTCACTATTGTTTCACTATTTTACAAAGTTACACCACAATTCGGACAAGTCGTGCCACCTACTGCATTGTCCTTTGGTTGATCTATGTCATTATTAGAGAATGCTGGTATGTCTAATCCCCAATTATCTAAATCTTCAATGTTCCATTCGTTTGCCAAAGCATCCCATTCCCATTCACCATAGCCAACATTATCTTTTACTATAAATTCTTTCTTTTGTGCTTCACTTAAATTGTTAGCGTGTATTACAGGAACATCAGTTAACCCAGCTTCAATACAAGCCTTTAGTCTCATATTGCCACCTAATACCATATTATTTTCATCAATAACAATAGGGCGGAGTTCAAGCATTTGGGGGAAATCTTGGATTGACTTAACAAGTTGTTTAAACTTATGGTCTTTAATCAATCTAGGATTGTTTGGGTTTGGTTTGATTTCGTTGATTAACATTATCGGTTCTTTGTTGGTGTTCTTATGGATGGTGTTTGTGGCACTTCTTTACTTTTTAAGTTGTTTAAGTCCAATTCTTTACTGCATCTATTACATTTCAAAGTGTAGGTTTTAAGTTCACTATGCCAAATGTACCTTGCATTTAAAGTTCCACACTTGCAGTTATATTCTTTCTTTGAGAATGTATCTTTCATTATCCTTGTCGGTTATATGGTTTTGTTAGTTTGTCTTTTGGTCCGTTACTTTTTTTGTACTTACCTTTTTTTCTTGTGCCAAAGTTTACTTTACCAGCTGCGTTAAGTTTCGCCATTATTTATACTTTTCAATTATTTCATTAAGTTCGGTTCTACTCCAACGCTTAATCAACCTGTGTTGGCTTTCTAGGTGTAATACCATTCTTTCGCCTATTTTATCAATAAGGTTTCTGCGATACCCTATTAGGTGGAATTGGTCAAATCCGTTGCAAGATTTACATTCTCCGTTTACATTGTATTCATCAAACCTTAATGCTGAACTACCCTTAACAGGAACGTAGTGTCCAGCATCCATTACTTCATAATCTTTAACCTGACCGCAACTAATACAAGTAAAATATCCATCTTGACTATCTCTAGTCCTAATGTAGCGGTTAAATATTTGTTGTGCCTTTGCGGTTAATCTTGGTATTGATTGTAAAGCCATAATGCAAAATTAGGGTTTTATAGTACGAAAAACAACTATTCGGTCTTGGTAGGTAAATCGCTTCTTATTTACAGGGTTTAAGGATTG